CTCAAGAGCATTAGCCCATTCAGCAGTAGCTAGAGGCAAATTCCCTGAACGTGAAAGTCCGGCGTAGCTGCTGATGTCTGCAGCCGTCAGCCCTGCATGCAAGGCTTCAGCGATGTAAGAGGTCTGGATATTTTGAATGTCCGTAGAAGTGTCGCCATCCAGAGTGACGAAGGTGACTGTACCGCTGTTGGTGTCTTCGACGTACTTGATGATGTACTTGGTGCCGTAGTTCCCGGCCTTCACGAAGATCAAGCACTCGGGATTTCTACTCGGGGTGGTGGCCGCAGCCATCTTCGGCTGAATCTCTTTGTTCACCACGATGGTGTAATCCGCGACGGTCAACGCTTCGATGTTCGTTGTGTCCGTTACGTTCAGATAAGCGAAGTCGGCACCCTCAGCGGTATCGCCCCCGATGTCCTTGATGGTCTTTACCGCACCTGTCGCTAGATCGTAGACCCGTAGGTCTTCGTCAGAAAAGGCAACCGCATACCGCTCCGTAGCATCTCGGTTAATGACATGCCACTTGGAGCTACCTGTAGGTGCGGAGGGAAGGGTACTCACATGAGCGGTATGCGGTCGCTTCTTCAAGCCCTCAATGGCGGTCCCTACAGCGTTCTCTTGTTCTTCAGCTTGGTTGGGGAAGCGCAAAGATGCGGGCTGTTGGCTTACGCCACCGAGGAAGTTCGGCGTTTGTGTGGTGATCAGCGCCATCAGAAGCCCACATAACGAAGAGGACTCCCACGGCGGACGATGCGGTAGACATCCCAACTCCCCGTGAGCATGGAGTAATCCCCCGTATCACCCTCAGCCTCGCGGAGATCGGCTAGAGCCTGGTACTCGTCAAGCTGTGTGAACCGATGCTGGTGGTTGTAGCCGACGATGCGGTCAGCAAACACTCGAGCTGCCCTGATCATCATGTACCTACGGGCCACCTCAGGGTTGTCAGTCCAGTTCAGAAGGTACGTCACATCTACGGTGACCTTGGACTCGGTGATCGTGTAGGTGTGAGCAGTGCGGTCGTAGAGCTTGCCAGCTCGCTGCACCAGATCGAGGTTCCCGTTGTATCCGTCAGACCCATCGATCCTCAGGATGTTCTCACCCACCGGCACTTCGCTGGAGTCGCTGTCTACCGACATCTCCAACTTCCGGTCAGTGTTGAACACCCATCCCCGTTGAAGCACCTCTCGGCGCGTCTCCGTCAGGATGTTCTGGGCGATTGCCACCTCAGCTCCTAGAGGAGCAGCGAGGCTGTTAATCGGAGAACTCCCCACGGCCGAGAGCATGGTGTTGATTGCTTCCAGTTCCGTTGTGTACGACATTGGTCATGCCCCCAGGGAGAAAAAGAAAAGGGGTCGGCACTCTCATGGTGGATAAGAGCACCGACCCCAGAGGCACCACATGAGTGGGTCACACCACTCGAGTGATTGGTATTAGTCCACGTCGCGCAAGGCGACAGCCGCCTCCGGGCGGAGGTAGTTGTGACCCATGGCGTACTTCGCCACGAGCAGGTTCGCGAGACGCTCGACCTGATACTCAGACATCACCTGGATGTCCGCCATCTTGACGGTGCCGGCGCAGCTCTTGTGGAAGCAGAGCGCTTCGACGTTCGTCCAGTTGGCGTTGTAACCGATGCCGCCAGTCCCCTGCGGGTCGTTCTTGGCACCAGTGTCATCGACAGCCGAATCGTTGGTGGTGTCAGAAGGCATGTTGTTGGTGGCGACGATGGTGAAGCCAGCCACCTTGTACACCGTACCGTCCGAGTAGACACCGTTGGTTCCGCCGAAGTCACGGTTCACCAGATTGGTGTCTTGCACCAGCTTCCAGTAGTGAGCCGGACGAACCGCGACATACCTGTCTTCCTTGGGGATGTCGTTGTCATCGAGCTTTTCTGCTGCGGTGAAGCAGGCAGAAACGAAGACCGAAGTCGAGGTGTCCATGTCGGCCACGTTCACCGACTGACCAGCGGAGGTCACGCCAGGAATGTTGGCCGGAGCGTTCGCCGCAGCCAGGACGACAGACAAGATGTGCTTGTCCGCCTCCAACGCCAGAGCCCGCCCGATGGCGGAAGAGTACTCAGAGCGGTGGTCGTAATGGTTCTTCAGCGAATCCAGGTCATCGATCAGAACGCTCGACACCATGCAGTCATCGATGAAGATCTCACGCTCGGTGTGCTTGACCTTCGACAGGTAGGCAACGCCACCCGCGTCAGCGTCCGCAATTACGGACTCACCAGGCGTGTGCCAGTGCGCCCCTGCCGTTCCGATGACGGGGAACGCTGCGGACTTCCCAGACGAGATCGTCCGAGTCATCTGCAGAGGCATGAACTTGTTTGCTTCTTGGAAGGTGGCGAGGACTTCCCCGCCGAACACTTTCAAGAAGAGCGCGTTCTCACTACCAGTAGCCAGATCCTGGCCCAGGCGTGAGATGTCCGTAGCAGCCATGAATGGCTCTCCGAATAGAGGTACGAAATGGTTTCAGCCCGGTAGGGCTACAACACAACTCGGCTCTACTCTGCGCCTGGGGCAGCCGGTTATCCGCTTGTGGGCGGGCCGGGACAGACATCGCTTTCGATGCCGTTGTTGTTTAAGTAGTGCGCTCCTTGCGGAGCTTTCGGATCACGAAGGTGCTGACCCCTAGAAGGGTCGCAGCAGCCACCCCGCCTAAGACGGGGTTACCCGTGACCGCACTGACCGCTGAACTGACAACGTCGGTGACGGCCGGGGTGTAGGTCTCAACTTCGCTTGCGAGCGCGTCCCCAAGACGAGTGTCTCCTGAGGATGTGCTGATCACTTTGTCCATGGCCTTGCACGAGGCAAGGAGGCAGAAGGCTGAGGCTCCGATGAGCTTATGCCGCATCGGGCGTCCCCTTAGCCTTGGCTCGACTCCAGATGTAGAAGGCTGCGCAGATTGCAGCGGCGAGGGCAGCAGAACTCTGGACTCTCCAGTCATCGCTACCCTCCATCACATCATGCATGAGCCACGCCATGATCCCCGTGAGCCATGCTTCACTGGTCTTCCAGCCGGTCTTGAGATCCATGGGTGCTCCTCACATGACCTTCGAACGAGATATCTTCTGCTCGACCTTGGCGCGGAAGGCAGGGTCGGTCTTGTATGCCTTCGTCTTCATGTCCTCGAGCACCTGGGTCAGCGACTCGTAGATAGCACCGCCAGTCCCAGCAGGCTCAGTCTGAAGGAGGTGAGGATGATTCGCCCCTGGGGCACCGGCCTGGGCATGCATCGCCATGAGGCCGCGTACAGCCATCATCGCCGTCCCGAAGTCCCCGGTCTCCACCTGATCGTTGAACGCCTGGATCTCCTCGGGGCTCATCGCCTGGACCGCCCAGCCCAGGGCTTTCTGATAAGCCTCCTCGCCGCCTACTTCGCCGTAGATCCGACCGAGCTCCGCTTGATGCGTGGCCTTCTGCCCCTCCATGAACGCTGTCACGAGGTCACGAGAAAGGCCCAGGCCCTCCAGGGCTGCGAAGGATTCCTCGGCTAGTTCACCCGACTGGCTGAACTCATCGTAGAAGGGCTGAAGAGTATCAGTCCCCACCCCTACCTCTTCAGGGGCCTTCTCCTCATCAACCGACGTATCCGTCGCCTTCTTCCCCCCAAGGCGAGCCTCCAGACTGGCGTAAGCTTTCGCCATATCTGCAGCGGTCTCGAACTTCTCAGGGAGCCAATCAGGTCGTTCGGACGAGGGCTCTTCAGCGGGGGTTTCCTCGGCTTCTGGGGAGGTCTCGGTGGGGATTGAGACGCCATAAGGAATCTCTGTCCCTTCAGGGACCGTCTCTTCAGGGCCTTTTGCCCCAGTCTCTCCAGTGGAGAGAGAGATCTGATGTGCCTCACCCATAGCGATGCCTCCTACGCTTCTTCAGCTTGCTGGGCAGCAGCTTCTTGATCGACACGGCCGGCAGCGAGTTTGAGTGCCTGAGGCCCGAAGGTCTGCGCCGCCGCCATCATCTGCTGCTGCTGTTGCTCGGCCTCAATTTGCTCTTCAGTCTTGATCAGCCCATCGGTCACCAGCCCCAGGGCAGTAGCCCTACGAGACAGGTAGTCCCCGATGTTCAGGTATTGGTTCAGTAGCTCAGGGCCTAGAACACCACCAGCTCCCGAGACGAAAGCGTCGAGGCGCTGGAGGTCAGCCCCACGCCCAAGGGCCTCGAGCCCCGTGACGATCGTGGGCTTCACGATGTCGTCAGGGATCTGAGGTAGACGCTTGTCCTGGGTCATCCTCTTCATCAGGAGGCTCACGAGCTTCAACTGCATGATCTGGGAGAGCAGGCTGTAGGTGCCGGCGAGGACGCTCTCCAGCTCCTCGGCCAGGATGCGCCACTCAGTGGCAGTCACCCGCTCACCCTGACGCTGCAGCCCTTGGTTCATGAGGAACGCCAGACCCAGGCGATCCTTGATCTGCCCGATGCTCTCGAAGGCGATCCGCATATCAGCGGCTTTGCCAGCCATGGTCACTAGGGTGACATCGTCCGCCCGCCCCTCTCGGATGGCCCCATTGGGGGCCTCGGCCAGGGTGCGGCTTCGGGTCTGGCTAGCGGGGTCCACGAGCCAGAGGCACTTAGCACTCATGGCTGCGGCTTCGACCATTGCCTGGCTCAGGCCCTCAAGGCTCTTCAGGTCGCCCAGGTACTGGGTGGCGTAGCCATAAGAGTAGGATTCACCCGTCACCCGCTCCATGCCCAGGGGAATCCAGGGGAGTTCATCCGCCTTATAGGTTCCCTTCGTAAACTCGATCGGTTCCCCGAAGGCTTCCTGCCAGACCTCGAACTTGTCGGGAGACACTCGGTGGATACAGGTGTACACATCCACCGTGTCCTCCACCGTCGAGATCTCCTGCTGGGCACGCTCGAGGAGGTAGTCGGGGAGCATCGCCGGGGCGATGGATTCCTTCAGGATGATGATCTGTGCGTCCCCACCAGGGTCCGCTTTCAGCACATACCGATCGAGTTTGTAGACCTTCATCCCCCCCTCTTCAGGGAGGTGGACGAGAGCGTTGCCGGCGACTATGAGCTGCTTCAGCGCTTCGTGGATGTACGGGCGATAGTTCTGGCTTTCGATCTCCGCCATCACAGCCGCTTCGATCCGGTTCAGGGTGGCCTCCACCTCGGTCCTGATCTCAGGGTCACCCGTGATCTCGTCGAGTTTGTACTGATCGATGACGAGGCGGAAGAATGGGGTGTTGGGTGGGAACAGCGCCATGAGCAGCTTGCTGGACAGAGAGCTGACTGAGCGAGCTCCGATCCCCTGATAGGGGGTGTACAGCTTCTGCGAGCCAGACCAGCCCTCCTCGGTGAGAAGGTGAGGGATGGTGAGCTTGGCGCAGTCCCTTGCTCGGCGGAGGTAGGGATCTCGCTGCAGCGCTAGCCTCTCGTAGGAGTTCGCCGCAGAAGTGGAGTACATCAGCTAGACCCCATACCACCCAGGGGGATCTTCAGCCGCTTCAGCATGCTCGAGCCCATCCCACCATAAGCGGCAAGGCGGGAGCGAGACACATCGGTGGGCTGAATACCCTGGGTAACAGGCTCAGGAGCCGGCGGTGCAGGAGCAGGGATGGAAGGTGGGGGCCCAGCTTTAGGCTTGCTACCTAGACACATAGTCTCACCCCTTGGATCGGTCTTCTCTCTGACGTTCATACTCTCGTCGGAGGAAGCGAACAACATCAACTTGCCCACACCGGAACCAGACCTCACGGTCCTTCATTGTGAGCGTTGGGCACGCATTCGGAAACAGACGTTCCAACCGCTCAATTATCGCTTTTGAAAGGTGCGGAAATGTTTGGTCTGGGGACTGGGACTTTTCCGTAATTACCTCAATCCGGGGCTCAGTCATCGGCCGGCTCCTCCTTGTAGAGTTCGCGTCGATCGTCGGCCAAGTCTCCATCCTCCAGGCCAGCCTTCTCTCTTATGTACGCTGCCAGGATGATCGAGTAGTTGATCAGATCCAGCATCGCGTCCACTGCCGTCTCGTTGGTGACCTCGAGCTTCCCGTCGCGGACGAACGTCACCAGCCTGTTGAGCTTGTCCGTCATCCTCACAAGGATGCCCTGCTCAGTAGTGGCGACCCCTAGCGCCTCGACGCTGGTGAAGTTCTTGAAGGGGTGCTCTCCATCCGCCCCTGCGTAGTCATGGTTCTTCACCTCCACCAATCTGTACGCCCTGTAACAGAAGGCGAGATGGAACTTCAGTAGCTGTTCTACGTTCATGACTTCCTCGGCTTCCAGAGGGTCACCTTGTGGGTGTTGATGTCATACAACCGCGTAGGCAGGATCTGAGCCAACCTTGCCTGTAGCAGGGCCTCCTCCTCGTTGAGCCCCTTGGCCGCATACGCCTCGACCACCTCCTTCCAGGTGCCCTCCTTCAGGATGGCCTCGGCCCGCTTCGGACCTACGCCGGGGCATCCAGGGTAGTTGTCTCCAGAGTCTCCAGTCAGGGTCTGCTTCAGGTGGTTCCGCCTCGCCTTTGCATAGGTGATCTTGCGGACCCCACGCTCTGGATGCATGGGCTGGTACAGGTTGCATGGCACTGACTCAAGATCGTGATCGTCCGACACCACAATCTTGGGGGACGGTACAGCATGGCTCTTCGACAGGATGCCCATGACATCATCCGCCTCCAACTCAGGCCAGCACTCCCAAGGCCAGGTCTGCTTCACCCACTCCCTCAAGGGCCCGAAGATCACAGGCCGGCGGTTCTTCCGGTTCGCCTTGTACCGGGAGTACATCTTGTGGCGGAAGGTAGGTCGATCACTGAAGCACATGAGGGCGTAAGTCCCTCCTAGCACCTCCATGAGATGGGCCACTTCATCCTCTACCCGACTCTTGGCCTCCTTCATATCTGCCGTCAAAGTCCAGAGCTCCTCCTGCTTATCCCAGCAAACGGTCTCTTCGCACGCAATCGCCGTTCGGAACACCAAGATGTCTGCGTCGATCAACAGGGTGTTTCGGATCTTACGGGGCCTCCCCGGCCCCCTCTTCTTCTTCATGTGTGATGCCTCATGAGTAGTCCAGCCGTTTCAGTTGCTTGAGTTGCGCCACCAGACCTTCACGTTGTCGCCCCGGAGCTGTGTCCCTGATCCGAAGAACCAGATCTGCTTGAGGCAACTTCTCCCACAGGTACGGTCGCACCTGATGGATGAGTTCAATGGCACCCTTTCCGTAGAGACGCCACTGAAAGTAAGCCCTGCCGGTGCTCCCCTCCCGTTCCTTGATCGTTCCACCGAACACCTCCTGCAACTTGAGGAGGGTAAATGGGAACGTGTTTGATACCGCCACGCAGGGGGTGTTATCGAACATGAACGACCCTTCGCCGTCGATGTACCCTGCGACATAAGACAGCCAGTGGTCAGTGGGTGTCGGCCCAGGTGAGTCCGATTTTCGTTTCCCCATCGAGCGCTACCTTGAGTTGGTAATACTCGCCCGCTGCGCGGATAGCAGGGAGGGCAAGTTCGGCAGCATCCTCGGCATGCTCTTCCAGGATCTCGAGCTGCCACTCATCGTGAACGTGGGCAGCTAAGGTGAAGTCACTCCCATGCCTGATGCCATTCAGTTCCAAGAAGAATAAGTGCAAGAGCGTGGAGCGCTTGGCAACCGTGACTGCAGCGTTTTGAATCCACAGGTTTAGAGCGCTGTGCTGTGACCTGGGATACAAAGGTCGCCTATCGAGACCCTCGAGTTGCCCCTCCTTCTTTGCCTTCTCTTGGATGGACTCCACAAGTTTCCTGAACGCAGGATTCCTGTCGTAGAACTTCCGCCTCAGAGACTTGCCATCTCGGCGTGTTCCTCCTACGCAGTCCCCTAGCTTCTGATCGCCAGCCCCATAGATCATGGCGAAGTTGATCGTTTTCCCTCAGATCGAGTGACACCTACAGCATCGGCCGTGGCTTGATGAGGGTCACCACTCTCCACCTCCTTGGCGTACCTCCCATCATCCCAGTGAGCCATCGCATGAGCCAGCATCCGCAGCTCGATGCTGGCGAGATCTGTTCCTACCATGCGGTAGCCATGAGGGACACAAAACAGCGATCGACACTCCGTACCGAACTCCGCGTTAGGGTTGGGGACTTGCCCGATGTTCGGGGAGTGGTGGGCCATGCGATGGGAGACGGTGCCACCGCAAGAGATGACACGAGCGTGGATGCGGTTGCTCTCGTCACACATCCCCAGCCAGGAGTTGGGGCCTTCCGCCAACTGACCGATACGTTTCTGAATCAGGAGATATCTGTTCAGCGTCTCGGCCTCGGGGTACGTCTTCGACAGAGTAGTGAGGATGCCTTCATTGATCTGAGGCCGACCGTCTGGGGTGTAGTTCGTGGGCTTCCACCCCTGAGCCTGGAATCGTTCTGCGATCTGCAGACGAGACCCTGGATTGAACGGCACCTCCTTCACCTTCGTCTTCATCTGGATCTGCTTCGGGGGGAACAAGTCCTGCAGCGCCATCTCAAGCTGGTCCTTCTCACACAGCAGGCGGGCGTACAACTTCTCAGCCTTCTCCCGGTCGAAGTAGATGCCCTTCCATGTCATGACCTCACAGATGTCATGGATCTCGTGCTCTAGCTCGATGGCTGATTCAGAGATATCTTGCTTGATGAACTCTTGGAAGAGACGGAACACGATCTCCACATCTCTCACGCAGTAGTCCTCCATCTCAGCAGACCACCTCACCCATGCCTCTTCCTCTTCACCGTAGCTGAACTTGGGATACCCCAACCGTGCGCCCCAAGACTTGAGGCTGTGCCGGCCGATCAACTCACGGGGGAAGTCCTTGCGCTTGAAGTCCAGATCCCTCAGGTGAGCCCAGGCCAAGCGTGAACACACCAGCGTATCACGAACACAAGCCTGGGTTCTCCAGTCGGGGTACAGCGAATGGATGACTTGCAAGTCGTAGGCAATGATGTTGTGCCCGACGAGGTAGTCCGCCTCGGCAAGAGTGTCCAACCCCTCGCGTAGGTTGCCTTCCTCCGCATGGTTGTATCGACGGACAACTCCGTCACCGTCCATGGTCACCAGGCAGTGGATGACATCGGGGTCGAGACCGTTGGTCTCCAGGTCGAAGAACAGGATCTTCGGGTTCTTGAGTGGGTTGGAGTAGGTGCTTTGCATCACTCCGTTACTCGATGGCATGGTGCCTCCTTAATCTGTACACCTTGATTCTGGTTAGTAGATCAGTCAGTGCTAGTGCAGCCTGTTGGGGGCAGACGGCATTTCCAAGTGCGCGAAGCTGATCCACCCGAACGGCAGGCCCATAAGCCATTCCACGAAAAGGCTGTTGAGCCTTCTCTTCTGGTCCCCTGGATACACCAAAGGTGTGGGTATCGATCTGAGCAGTGGCTCCGATTCCCACAGAAGGCCAGAAGCATTCAGGGACTCTCGACCAATCACCTCCTGGCCCGGGGGGAAATGCCGATGAGCAAACTCGTTCAGGGGGCGAGCATTCCTGTTGTGCGTTTCCTCCGACGCTTGCCCGTCTCGGTAATCCCTCGTGCTCGGAGTAGGCCACACGCTCTCGGTCGAGTAACCCGCTGCCCCGCAGGACTTCGAGTCCCCCGCTACGGCTGTAGGCCAAGACGAAGACCCTGTTCCTTCTGTGGGGAGCTCCGGCTTGGGAAGCTGCGTAAATTCCCCATTCCGCATCGAACCCCAGCTCGTGCAAGTCGAGGAGGACTTTGTCGAGTCCTCGCTTGATGTGTCCTTGGACATTCTCGAGAACAACGAAAGTTGGACGGGCCTCTGCGATGCACCTTCGGACCTCGGGCCAGAGGTGGCGAGGGTCTTTCTCTGCAAGACCTCGGCCGGCAAGACTAAAGGGGCTACAGGGGTAACCGGCAGCGACGAGATCCACTCGTCCACGCCACGCTGTGCCGTCGAAGGTTCGCAGATCCGTCCACACAGGCGCAGGAGCCAACCGCCCTTCTTCCATGCGCGTAGCCAAGAGTTCGCAGCACGCTGCTTCCCTCTCCACATAACAGACTGTTCGAGCGCCTGGAAAAGCCAACTCGATTCCGAGGTCGAGGCCTGCGATGCCTGCACAGAGGCTGAGTATTTGGGGACGATGATCCACATTCAAAATGGCACCTCTCCCTTCGGCTCGAACTTGGGCTCCACCTCTCGATGCTGCCCCGTCTCGGGGTTCCACCTCAGATGGCAAGCTACGCCGAGCTCGCCACTAAACCTGTTCTTGATCACCCGCACCGTAGTCAGGTCGGGGTCATCACCCAGAGTGTCTCGGCTCAGAGCGATGCACGCATCTGAGAGCTGAGAGATCGCTTGGCTTCCCCGAAGGTGGGAGAGCTCCGGGTCTGCACCTCGCTCTGCGCTCTTACCCTCGACTCTCTTGAGGTGACTGACGAGCACCATGCCCACACCAGTGGCCTCGCAGACCTGAGACCTCAGCGCGGTCATGACGTTATCGATCAGCCGGCGCTCGTCGCCCTCGCCCCAACCGCTGACGAGGATCGACAGGTGATCCACGATCAGGTAGTCACAGCGATCGGCCACCCGCAGGTAGCGGCAGCGGGCCAGGAGGTTCTCGGCTGACAAGCTGCCGAAGTGGTTGTAGACGAACAGCCGATCGGCCAGCTCACGCATGAAGGCTTCGCGCATCTCCTCTTCGGTGACTCCGTTGCGATCGATGTGCAACGGTTGGCCCATGACCAGCCCCAGCAGAGAGAGCCCTGTCCGAGCGAGCCCTTCCTCAAGAGCGATGTACCCCACGCGATGTCCCTGGCGGATGAGATGGACCGCCAAGTTGCGGCAGACCTGACTCTTCCCCACGCCTGTGCCGGCGCAGATGGTGACGAGCTCGCCCTGCCTCAAGCCGTGGAGTTTCTCGTTCAGCCCCTGCCATGGGTAGGGGCAGGCGTCAGCCTCTTGATCATTGATGATGACCTCGAGCAACTCAGGTCCAGTGACGATCCCATCAGGCCGATAGGGCTTCGCGTTCCAGAAGGCCTCGACCAACTCCGCCCGCAGCCCCAACTCAAAAGCCTCGCAGACATCCTTCGCAGGCTGAGGCACCAGCATGATCTTCGCCTTCCCCGGAGAGAAGAGCGCCGCGATCTCTATGGCAGCTTTGTGCCCTGCCTCGTCGGAGTCCATGCAGATGATCACCTCTTCGAAGGACTCGAAGAAGGCGATGTCTCGAGCGACTGCCTTCGCTGCCCCCGCTGCCCCGTTAGGCACAGCTACGGCAGCGTACTTGGGGTACAGGTTCAGCCATGCCAGGCAGTCCGTCTCTCCCTCAAAGATGGGGACTCGCTTGCCCCCACCGGCATGGCGGTGGATCTGCCAGCACCGAAGGTTCCGGCCATTGCCCAGGATCGTGAACTGCTTGTCTGCCGTTTTGATTTTCTGGGCAATTAGCCGCCCGTCATCATCACGGTAGTCCGCGACCTGTACTTGTGTCCCCTTGTACTCCGCCACACCGTAGCCAGCGAGCTGACAGGTGCTCGCCTTGATGCCTCCCCTCTTCTTCAGCGCCACCGGACGCCACGAGAGGAAGCCTTCGACTACCTCAGGGGTCTGCGCTGTCCCTTCAGATGCGGTGTACGTCTCGCAGGCAAAACAAAAGGTGTGGCCGTCTTCGTACCGAGCGCATGCATCTGATGAGCCACACTTGTCGCAGGGTTCATGTCCTGAAAAGTGACTGCTGTCCTGGCGCTCGTCTGTATCTGTATCGGGCGTAGGTCTTCCCGTGTTCTGTTTCGTTTTCGGTAGTGATGTCATGCCCCTCCCCTCGCAGCTCAAGGATGCGAGCACTCAACCTGAAGCAACCGAAATTCATCAAGGCTTCCATGGGAGTGATCGTCCCCTTCTCCTGCATGTACTTAGCTATCGCTGCTCTCTGACTCAGACTCATCATCGTCCACCTTCGTGACCAGGAGTTGTATGAATCCGGCTTGCCCCGGCGGAGCCCAACGCTTCTCCGCCTCGAGGCGGACGATCTGCGAATCGTCCGAAAATAGGAGCCCATTCAGGCAGTCCAGGGTCTTGAGAAAATTATCGAGATCCCCCTTGGGGGCATCCAACTTCGTGGTCTTCGGGCGAGTTGCAACGAACTCAGCCTTCACCTTCAGCGGTCCCTCCAAGGGGGACTCAAGACCTAGCTTGGACAACAGATCTGGGATGAGTTCAGCCGCCCTGTCTTTCCAATCCTTGTACTTCTTCGGGTAGTACGTCCACCCCTTGGATGTGACTCGCGGCCGAGGAGCAGGGATTGGAGAGAGGGGCAGCTTGATACGCATCCCTAGAAGTCCCCTCCCTTGTCATCAGAGACAGCTTGGAAGGGGTCTTTCTCGCTGACGAAGCCCTCGGTGGCACTGAAGCCGAAGTCCTCTGCCTCTATGCCACCACCCTGGCCCGGCTCGACGAGGTCGATGATCTGCACCGCGTTGAAGAAGAGCGACAGGGAGACGACGTTGGCCTGCGTTGTCCATCCGTAGAACGCCCCGTGCAACTTCGCCACCGTACCGAAGCCGACAGGGGGAAGATCCTCGGCGGGGATGCCATTGCCCTTGGCGTCGAAGAACTTCGGCCGGCGGGCGACTCCATCGCGGAAGGCTTTGTGAGTCGTCTTGATGATGATCTCACCTTCCTGCAACTCGTCGAGGAGTTTGGTAGTCGTCTCCCCGATGTCGTCCCAGCGCTTGGTGTCGGCCGTGAACCACTGGACGTTCTTCGCCTGCACCTTGGGCTTCTTACCCAGCGCTGCCTTGACGGTGGACAGCCAGCCTTCCCAGGCCTCCTCGACCTGACCTCTCATGCTCACAGCGTCCTCACCCTCCAGACGCAGGCTCGCCTTGAACTTCTGCTTGTCCTCGGAGTCATCGAACTTGGTGTCTGGCTCGTTGAGCGAGAGAGGGAACACCAACCTCCCTGCCCCTGTGGTGAACTGCCCGATGGTACGCTTCATGTCCATAGTGATGCCTCAGTTGAAGAAGTAGCGGGACTCTTTGACCTTGAGTGGGTCCAGCTTGCCGTAAGTAGGAAGAGGTGGGAGCTCCACACCCGGAGGCAAGGTAGCCTCCACCTCACGTTTGAACTCTTGGAGTACATCGTCTTTGAAGAGCTGGCAGTACGC